TTCTGTATTTACTTGTGATGTAGGAATATCTTGACCAGAATCGACTAAATTTTGTTGAGCTTGTTGTTCAACATCATATAGCTTCATTTTTGGTCTGTCTATTCCAAGTATGAATTTTTTGTTTTTAGTAGGGTCATTATATCTGTTCTTGAGTTGTTTTACCAATATCTGGTTAAGTTCCTCTAATTCCTCAGTTTGTATGAGAGCAAACATGAAATCAGCTGTGGATGGTAAACCAAAACTCTCACTTGTATCTTCCAGACCGAAATCTGAAGCGGTGAATCCACTTCTATTCACCTGAGTAGCAGAAACGATTGGCACGTTCTGTTCAACTGCAAATCCTCTCAATTCTTCTGCAATGGCTTTAATATAAAAATAAGAACCAACATTTGTTCCAGATCTGAATCTGGAAGAAGCACAAATGTTTAAATAGTCAATGAATATAATTTTAGGTGTAAATTGTCTTTTAATTTTTAATTCTTTTATCAGTCCACGAAAATGTCCTGCATGAGCAGAGGCTGTAGGGTATTCCTTGATTATCAGTTTCCCCTGAGTTTTCTTTCTAATACCATCTACTGAACTTTCAAAAAGGGTCTTTGGTAAGTCATGTAATTCATCTATGGTCAAGTCCATCAAGTTAGCATCTATTCTCTCTGCAATCCGTTCCTCTGCCATCTCAAGTGTAATATAAAGAACATCATATCCATTTAAAAGAACATTGGCTGCATGATGACACATGAATAGGGTCTTACCTACTCCTGTACCTGACATTACAATATTTAAAGTTTTGTTGGGAAGTCCACCATTTGTTATATCATTAAAGTATTTGAGGTCAAATGGAATCTTTTCTTCTTTCGTGTGATAAAACGCAAAACGATCTGTGGAATTATCAATATAGTCATGACCAATAGACATATCAAAGCTAACAGACAAAGCATCAGAAAGAATATCAGGCAAAGCAGTAGTATTCCTATCTTTATCATTTCCACCTATAATGCTAATTCCATCCAAAACTGCAAGATGGAGCGCCCTATCTTTGCAGTACTGTTCGGTTGTGTCCACCAACCATTTTTGATCTGTTTCCTCATGTGATAGTCCTTCTACTAAGTCTTGAGTTGTTTTATATAACTCCTCGTTTAAATCATTCCTCTTGTCAATTTGTATAACAATGGCTTCTTTTGTTGGTAGTTCACTATATTTATCTACAAACTTATCTATCTCATCGAATACTATTTGGTGTTCCTTCCCCTCAAAATATTTAATCTTCAGAAAGGGTAATACTTTCCTTGTGAATGTTTCGTTGGTCATCAAGTGACTTAGAATCATGTTCTCTGTAGATGATTTCAAATTCATTATCTTCTTTCAATCCTTTCTCTAAACATGAAACAAGAATATCTCCTGCGGTCTGATGAAATTCTTGTTCATTAGTTAAGTGATTATCATTTTTCCATTGTGCAGGCTTCAATGTAAAGTGTAAGTTCATCCCACCCTTTTTTGTTTCTTCACCCATCATTACATCTTCGTAAATGTAAATCAAGCCTTTAAATTTACCTTCATCAATTCGTACTGCATTGAGTTTGGAATCATCCCCCTCACGCACTACCATTGAATATTTAACTGTTTCTATTGGTTCATACATCTAATCTCCATCGGGAAAATGTAAATAAGTTTGTGCAGTATATTTTGGTTCTGATATTGGTGGATAAGCCGTATGTGGATACATAAATGATGGATAAAACATCAACAAGCTTCCTTTTGTTGGTTTGACTGCACCATTACCATCTGCATAATCTAAAAAAGGAAAAGATGTTTCACCACCTTCTTTGACATCATTCAAATATAACAAAATCACCATAAATCGTTTTGCAGTATAATAATTTTGTATATCAATATGTAGGTTGAAATAATCACCTTTAGGTGTATCTTTATCTATAACATCATACTTGCGAACCCTAAAATGTTCCAATCTAATTTGATCTTCTGGAACATAAAATTGTCCAAAACCAGCATTAACACCAACCTCACCAGAAACCCCCCGAATATGTTTAGAGGCTTCCTTATGAGCTTCTTCTAAATCTTCCTTGTACTGGTTTATATGATTAATGGCATTCTGTTGTAATATTTGATGATAATATTTCCACTCATCATCTTCAGAACTTGTTATGTTTATTTCTGTACCATGTCGTATGTCATAATCTTTGTGTCCTTCTCCACCCTCACGATGTTTATCCTCCATTCCAACATAAGATTCAACCTTTTCACTTTCTTCAAATTTTTCTATAATATCTTCACAGATTTTATCTGGAATCGTTTTCGGATACACTTTCACAAAGTCCATCAGTTTTGTGTATATCGCCATATATAAACTCCTTTCTCGCAGCTTCTTCTAATTGTTTCATAGTGAATTCATCAAAATATTTCTCTGGTTCACTATAAATGGATTTTCCATATAACTGTTTACCATCTATTTCATAACGATTACCAGACCTTTTAAACACATCATATTTCTCACCAAACTCTAAAAGTCCATAGTACCTATCTATGCCTGATTGATAACCCAATTTGACATCAATCATTTTATTCTCAATAGTCAAACGTGATTTCTGGTTCTTACAATGAATAATGTTACCGATAACCTCAGTACCATCCTTATCCTTTTTCTTTGACAAGTAAACGATAGAACTGGCTGCATATTTTAATCCAGAACCACCACCCATTTCCTTTGTGGGCATATATGCACCGATAACATCATAGGTATGATTGGTTACTATTAGTGGCACATTTGCCCGACCTAACTTGAGGGTCAGGACACGAAAACAGGCTTTAATAATTTGAGCTCTTGTCATATCTCTGGTTTCTGATCCTGCAGCGGTATCTTCCAGTTCTTTTGTGGTAGATAAATTTCCAAGAGAGTCCAAGACAATCATCATCGGTTTTTGTTCACCCTCAAGATAAGCATCCAATATCTTTATTGCTTGTGTGCGAAATTCCTGTATAGTAACTACTGGAAGTATTACCATTCTTTTTGAATCAATACCCCTAGATTCTATGAGTTCTTTTGGTATTGCAGATTCAGATTCAAAGTACAATACCCCACCATCTGGATTTGCATCCAAAAACTGTTTAACCATTCCTAGAGCAAAGTACGTTTTACCTGTTGCACTTTCTCCAGCAAGTGCTGTGATTTTGTTTGAAGGTAATCCACCAAACAAGCTACCAGAAAGAAGAGCGTTGAACAGGTAAGAACCAGTATCAATATAATTATGGACATCACCCGCTGCCACCCCATCTTCCACGATTGAGGCATATTCATTTCCTGACTCCTTTATAAATTGTTTTAAATCCATTAATCCTCTCTGTTTTCAGATTTGTCTACAGAGAATCCTTCTGGATAACGACCACTTAGTTTTTTGGTATTCTCTGCAAGAACTTCGTTTAGGCTCCAACCTCCCCAAATGAGAACTTGTTGTACATACCACATTACATCTCCAAGTTCCAATTTGATTTTCTCTCTCAGTTCTGGTGAAGGTTCTTTTCCTTGAAAAAGTATTTTCTTTACCAAGTCTAAAAGTTCTCCACCTTCAGAGCAAATACCAATACCTCCTGTAAGTAGTCTTTGAGGCTCTGTCCATACCATATCACCATCTTGAAATTCTGCAAGTCTATCTATAAAAACATCACTATCAACAGTTGCCTCTGAGGTGACACCATTTACAAAATCTCTATGGTCTATTACTTCTTTTGAATCCATGTTCTCCTTAATTAAAAAATTGATTTAAACTTCTTTCTTTTTTATGTGCATTAATATTTTTTAAATTATATTTAGCATTTTCAAATGTAAATGGTGGTTGAGTAACGGATATTTTATTTTTCATATCAGTAACATCGAACCACTCTAAATCTTTATCTTTTGGATAATTTTTATCCCAATTCATTGATGATTCTTGTAACATCAGCTTTTTGGCTTTCTTATTCAATGGATAAAGATAACGAAACATTAAACCATTAATTCTACGAATCTTTTTGTATTTCATAAAATCTGTAGTCAACCAAAATACTTTTTCTTTACCTGAAAATTTAGCATTGTCTATACATAATTGTTTTGATGTTCGTGGATGTAATTTCTCCCCATTATCCATCAAATATACTGAAGTCCAATATTTCTCACCAAAATAAAAATTAGATGCTTGATAAACATATCCACACTTTCCCATAATTCCATCAGCCATCGTATAAAGAAACTGACAATTTGTATTATTTTTCAACCATCTAATAGTAGTAGATATCATTTGACTTCCGGCTCCCTTATCACCATTAAGGTCATCAGACAAACACATTTTACCGATCTCATAATACCAATCATTTATATCATACTTAAAAATTTCATCATTTGTTTTATCTAAAATTCCTAACTCTGGAAACATTTTATTAAAGGTATGCCTTGGTTTTGTTCCCCAACCCAATGTCAATACTCCCTTCAGTTCATCCTCTATAAAAAAGCCAAGATAATATTTTGTGATTCCAGGCATTACTGGTGAATAATGAAACTGTTGAATAAAATCAACAGCAACTACCTTATGAATTTTTCTTACTTCAAAATTAAATTTCATTTTTTATAAATGATAAAGTTTTATCATCTTCATAACGTATTAATCTTACTTTTGGATATAGTTTAGACATATCTAATAAATCTTCAAACAAAGTCCATCCAGGCCCCCCACAAATTATAAAGGCTTTTTCATAAGATGATTTATCTAATGCATACATTTCATAACCAACCTTTTCTTCTGCCGTGCCACCAACATTTTGTAATTTTACAGAAACAATTATTTTTGAATTAACTAAAATATCTACTATATGTTTATGGTTTCCAAATTTATTTCCAATATTCACTTGTTCTGCTATCATACATCCATCATATTCTTTTAATATATTTGCTATATGTTTTTCAAATATTTTACCAGTTTCTAATGGATTTTCTACAATATTTCCCCACAAATCTCTCATAATTAACCAAAAAAATCTAACAAATTAGTTTGTGTTCCGTATGATTCATCAATCTGCCAACCGATAGAGTTTG